TGAGGCTTGCAAGATAAATATCAAGCCCAATGCTGGTACTATTTCACATTCTTTGGAAATACTGAAATGCAAAACCATTCACGGAATGAATACTGTCGAGGTTCTGGGGTGTGTCTTGGGTGTGTCTGAGGTGTGTCTGCGGTGTGTCTATAGGGTGCTACATAGACCCTCACACCTCACCTTTGAAGATCTACATTGCAATCTGCGTTGCATTCTGAGTTGCATTTTGCAAATGACTGCAAAGATCTGGGGCGGGGGAGGGGCTGTGACTGCGGCGACTACGGCATGTCCCACCTAGATACAAAAAAGAGTCAAATTAGACCCTAAAATAACCCCTAGTTATCTAACAAGAAACAATATATAAATCAATAACATGAGCGGTTCAGAATCTGGACCGTGCTGGTACAGTTTAAAGGACAATACAGTCTTGTTAAAAATAATGCTTGACAAATCCCTAAAAGTATGGTACAATAAATAGTATATTATGTCTTTAAAGATTCTTTACCGCGCTGAGTAAGATAAATTTTATATGATAATTATTAAATGTATGTCATATAAGCACGGTAACGAGACTTTAAAGAGTCTTATAAGAGGTATGTATGTCAGATGTTGATAATCCTCCTCGCCGAAAGCGTGGAAGACCGCGTAAAAGTGACGTTACAACAGTAAAAAAAGGTAATCGCAACGCTGTTGGTCGCCCAAAGGGTGACGCTGCCGTCATTAACGAATACAAAGCACGTATGTTAGCGTCTCCAAAGTCCCGAAAGGTGCTTGACACTATCTTTGACGCAGCTCTTGACCATGATCATAAGAATCAAGCAGCAGCATGGAAGCTTGTTATGGACAGAATACTGCCCGTTGCAGCATTTGAAAAGGATATTGTTAAGGATGGTGGGCGTAACGCCATTCAGATTAACATTAGTGGTGTTGGTACAGTAGATGTAAGTGAACCTACAACAGTTGCTACGTCTAGCGACATTATAGAAGGTGAAGTAGTCGATGAATCTTAAGCATTTTGATCCTTCGGAGTTTAATTGTCAAGTTACTGGCACCAATAACATGGAGCAAGACTTTTTAGAAAAGATGGACGAGTTGAGAGAGGCGTGTGGGTTTCCTTTCACGATTACCAGCGGGTATCGACACCCGACTGAGCATCCGATAGAGGCTAAGAAAGACGTACCCGGCACCCATGCTCAGGGCATCGCGGCGGATATAAAAATAACAAACGCCGTGTTTCGCCTTAAGATTGTAACGGAGGCTATTCGTTTAGGATTTACAGGTATTGGTATTGCTTCTGACTTTGTACACGTTGACACACGCGGTAAAACGCCTGTTATGTGGACGTATTAGTGGATCTTAATATTGAACTACTGCCTTGGCAGCAAGATGTTTGGGCAGATACAACAAGATTTAAAATAGTAGCTGCTGGGCGACGTACAGGTAAGTCAAGGTTAGCAGCATGGATGTTAATAGTTAACGCACTACAGGCAGACAAAGGCCATGTATTTTACGTCGCACCTACTCAAGGACAAGCCAGAGACATTATGTGGCAAACCCTGCTTGAACTGGGCCACCCTGTTATCAGTAACAGCCATATTAATAATCTGCAAATTAAGCTTGTCAACGGTGCCACCATTAGCCTCAAAGGTGCCGACAGACCAGAGACAATGCGAGGTGTCAGTCTTAAGTTTCTAGTCATGGACGAGTACGCTGACATGAAACCAGAGGTGTTTGAGCAGATCTTGAGACCAGCCTTGGCGGATCAAAAAGGCTGTGCAATGTTCATTGGTACGCCAATGGGAAGGAACCACTTTTACGAATTATACAAATACGCGGAGCTAGATGATGACCCTACGTACAAGGCTTGGCATTTTACATCTTACGATAATCCTTTATTGGACCCGTCAGAAATTGATATTGCTAAACGAAGTATGTCGAGCTATGCGTTCCGTCAAGAATTTATGGCGTCGTTTGAAGCTCGTGGGTCAGAAATGTTTAAAGAAGATTGGGTTTCTTTCAGTGAAGATAAACCCGAAGTAGGAGATTATTACATTGCCGTTGACTTGGCTGGCTTTGAAGAAGTTAACAAAAAGAAGACAAAAAGTTCTAAGCTTGACGAGACAGCGATTGCCGTGGTTAAGGTCAGTGAGCATGGTTGGTATGTTGACAATATCATACACGGTCGATGGACACTTGACGAAACAGCAGCTAAGATATTTCAGGCCGTTAGAGATTACCGTCCCTTGTCGGTTGGGATCGAAAGAGGTATTGCTAAACAGGCTGTAATGTCTCCTTTAGTAGATATGCAAAAACGATATGGTATGTTTTTTAGAGTAGAAGAACTTACTCACGGTAACAAAAAGAAAACAGATCGTGTTATGTGGGCGTTGCAGGGACGGTTTGAGAATGGATATATAACGCTAAACAAAGGCGAATGGAACAGTAGATTTTTAGATCAACTTTTTCAGTTTCCTGATCCGTTAACCCACGATGATTTAATTGATGCTTTAGCGTACATAGATCAAGTAGCCAATGTAGCTTACGACTACGACTACGAAATAGAAGATCATCAAATTTTAGATGTAGTAGCAGGATACTAGCCTCCGCAGGAGATGCAGAAATATGAGTGACTTTTACGAACAAGACCCCTTAATGATCCAAGAAGCTTTAGAGGATTGGGTTATAACTAAATGTGAAGATTGGAGGGATTACTACGAAAGTAATTATGAAAACAAGTTTGAAGAATATTATAGACTATGGCGTGGTCAATGGGATCCTGCTGACAGTGAGCGTCGGTCTGAGCGTTCCCGTATTATTTCTCCTGCACTTCAACAAGCAGTTGAGTCTAATGTAGCGGAACTAGAAGAGGCTACGTTTGGTCGTGGTAAGTGGTTTGACGTTAGTGATAACTTTGGCGATACGGACAAACAAGACGTACAGTTTCTACGTAACAAGCTTACAGAAGACTTTGAAAACTGCATGGTACGTAAGGCCGTTGCAGAATGCTTGATTAACTCAGCAGTCTTTGGTACAGGCATTGGTGAAATAGTCATTGAAGAAATGAAAGAGATGGCTCCTGCTACTCAGCCTATTATGGGTGGAGACTTGCAAGCAGTAGGGGTAAACATTACTGATCGTGTCGTAGTTAAACTTAAACCTGTACTACCTCAAAACTTTTTGATTGATCCTGTAGCAACGTCTGTTGAAGACGCATTAGGTGTAGCTGTTGATGAGTTTGTCAGTATGCACCAAGTAGAACTTCTACAAGAACAAGGAGTGTACCGTGACGTATATGTTGGTCCTGCCGCTCCTGATACTGACTTGGAACCTGATCAAGACATAACAATTTACAACGATGACAAAGTTCGTTTGACTAAGTACTACGGTCTTGTCCCACGAGAGCTTCTGAATGCCGCTACAAGCGACGATGAAGAAGAGCTAACAGAAGAGGAAGAGTCTGAGTCAAAGTACGTAGAGGCCGTTGTGGTGATTGCTAACGGCGGTGTTCTTCTTAAGGCTGAAGCTAATCCTTACATGATGACTGATCGTCCTGTTGTTGCGTTTCCTTGGGACGTAGTACCCGGACGTTTCTGGGGCCGTGGAGTTTGCGAAAAAGGCTACAACTCTCAGAAAGCTTTGGACACAGAACTACGTGCTAGAATTGACGCTTTAAGTCTTACAATCCACCCAATGATGGCTATTGACGCCACACGTCTACCTCGTGGTGCTAAACCAGAAGTACGTCCCGGTAAGATGATCTTAACCAACGGAGACCCCCGTGAAGTACTTCAACCGTTCAACTTTGGTCAAGTCAATCAAATTACTTTTGCTCAGGCCGGAGCATTGCAGCAGATGGTACAGCAAGCAACAGGAGCAGTGGACTCAGCAGGAATTGCAGGTCAGGTTAATGGCGAGAGTACTGCCGCTGGCATTAGTATGTCTCTTGGCGCTATTATTAAACGCCATAAGCGTACACTGATTAACTTTCAGCAGTCTTTCCTTATTCCTTTTGTTAAGAAAGCTGCACACCGTTACATGCAGTTTGATCCTGAAAATTACCCTGTTGCTGACTACAAGTTTAACGCAAGCAGCACTCTGGGTATTATTGCGCGTGAGTACGAAGTTACTCAGCTTGTGCAGTTGTTACAGACAATGGGTAAAGACTCGCCGTTGTACAACACACTTATTCAATCTGTTGTTGACAACATGAATTTGTCTAACCGTGAAGAACTACTTGCAGCCTTAGCTCAAGCTTCACAGCCTAACCCTCAAGCACAACAAATGCAAATGCAAGCACAACAATTACAAATGCAGTTCCAGCAGTCACAAACTGCAGCACTATCTGCTCAGGCTCAAGAGTCACAAGCACGAGCTACCAAGTTGGCTGCAGAGGCTCAGGCAGTGCCTCAAGAACTTGAAATTGATAAGATCAACGCTATTACTAGAAACCTTCGTGAAGGGGACGCTGAAGATAAAGAGTTTGAACGCCGTATGAAAGTGGCTGATACTCTCATCAAAGAAAAAACACTACAAGGTAAAACTAATGCTAATAACGCAAAAGGAAATGCAGCACCTGCTAGACCAAGTCAACAACCACTTCCAAGGAACATTCCAACGCCTGCAGGGCCTAGAGGACCAAGTGAGCCAACTGGAAGCCAAGGTGGAGGAATTATCTAATGCCAGCAAAGAAGGATCCAAGACTAGCACGAGCGGGCGTAAGCGGGTTCAACAAACCAAAGCGGACGCCTAATCATCCAACCAAGTCTCATGTAGTTGTTGCTAAAGAAGGCGACAAAGTCAAGACTATTAGATATGGACAACAAGGTGTTAGTGGTGCAGGTAAAAATCCTACTACTGCTAAAGAAAAAGCACGACGTAAATCTTTTAAAGCACGTCACGCAAAGAATATAGCTAAAGGCAAAATGTCCGCAGCTTACTGGGCAAACAAATCAAAATGGTGAGGAGAACACTATGCCAATGGTAAACGGTAAAAAGTACGCATACACAACAGCAGGTAAGAAAAAAGCTAAAGCAGCCGCTAAAAAGACAGGTAAAAAGGTTAGTTATGGCAAAGGCAAAAAGTAGTCCTAAACCTAAAAACAAAGCTCTTTACTCACGAGTCAAAGCAGAAGCTAAAAAGAAATACAAGGTTTGGCCTAGTGCGTATGCTTCAGGTTGGTTGACTAAAGAGTATAAAAAGCGTGGTGGAACCTATGAGTAAAACCAAAGGCGGTCTTACTAAATGGTTTAAAGAAGATTGGGTGGACGTTAAAACGGGTAAGCCTTGTGGACGCAAGTCAGCTACCAAGAGTAAACGTCCTTACCCTTCTTGTAGACCTAAAGCGGTAGCAGCTAAAATGACTGCAGCAGAAAAAAAGTCTTCTGCTAAACGCAAAACAGGACCAGCTAAAATTAAACACGCAGTAACAGCGTCAGGGCGTAGAAGAAAGTCTACAAAAAAGTCTTGACATTTAACAAAATGTATGGTATAATATAACTATACAGTAAACTTTAGAGGAAACTATGACACCCGAGCTTGAAACATACTTTAACAATTACAATGAATTGTTTAATCATGAAGGTTTCAAACAACTCGTTAGTGAGCTTTCTAACAACGCAACACAGTTAGCAGATATTCAAACAGTAAAAGATCAGGAAGATTTATACTTTCGTAAAGGTCAAGTAGCTGCTTTTGCAACTGTTATTAATCTACAAGGTACTATTGAAGCTGCTCGTGATCAAGCAGAAGCAGAGGCTGAAGAACCCGTAGATGTATAAGGTATATGACTTTCGTTGTACTAACGGACACGTCTTTGAAGAATTTGTAAAGGATGGTACTACAACCAGTAGGTGCGGTTGCGGTGCCAACGCTACAAAAATGGTATCTGCCCCGTCTTTCCACCTTAATGGCTCCGATGGTTCATTCCCCGGAGCGCATATGAAATGGGTTAGGGAACACGAAAAAGCAGGTAAACAATAACATCTCCATAATGATAACGATCACGGAGTTTAATCATGTCTAGAGCAACGATTATAGATCAAGCCCCTGAAGAAGGTAACGCTGATCAAATCGAACAAAACGAAGTTAATGAGATTCAACAAGAGGCAACAACCGCCGTTGAGCAACCTTATCCCGAAGAACCAAACTTACCTGACAAGTATCAAGGCAAGTCTTTAGAAGAAGTAGTACAGATGCACCAAGAAGCTGAGAAGCTTTTAGGTCGTCAATCTTCTGAGGTGGGAGAACTTCGTAAAGTTGTGGATGATTACATCAGTACTCAAACACAGCAAGCACCTCAACAGCAACACGTTGAGCCTGAAGACGATATTGACTATTTTACAGATCCTCAAGCAGCCGTCAATCGTGCTATTGAGAATCACCCTAAGATTAGAGAAGCAGAGCAATACACTGAGCAGTACAAAAAGCAGTCGTCACTTGCAACGCTTCAGGCTAAACATCCAGACATGCAGACGATCCTTGGTGATCCTAAATTTGCTGAGTGGATTAAAGCATCTAAGATTAGGACTCAGTTATTTGTAGCGGCTGACCAACAGTATGATGCTGACTCTGCTGATGAACTATTTACACTCTGGAAAGAACGTAAAGTAGTTGCACAGCAAACTGCCCAAGTTGAAAAACAGGCACGTAAGCAGACACTTAAAGCAGCTAATACAGGTAACGCACGAGGCACTGGTGAGGGTTCACGTAAGAAAGTATATCGCAGGTCCGACATTATTAAATTAATGAAAACAGACCCTGAGCGTTATCAAGCATTGTCAAATGAGATATTGACAGCATACGCGGAGGGTCGGGTCAAATAATCTAGGAGATTAATCATGGCTGGCGAAACTTCCGGAACTTACTTCACAGCAAACGCTGTGGTAGATAAAACAGCAGCAGGTACTTTCATTCCAGAAATTTGGAGTGATGAAATTATTGCTGCATACCAAAAGAATCTGAAGATGGCTCCCCTTGTCAAGCGCATTCAAATGTCTGGCAAGAAAGGTGACGTTATTCACATTCCTAAGCCTACTCGTGGTTCAGCTTCTGCTAAGGCAGAATCTACTGCGGTAACAATCCAAGCAAACCTTGAGTCAGAGTTGACTGTTACTGTTGACCGTCACTTTGAGTACTCACGTCTGATCGAAGACATTGTAGAAGTACAGGCTCTTAACAGCCTACGTCAGTTCTACACTGAAGATGCTGGCTACCAGCTTGCTCTTAAGGTAGACACTGATCTTATCAATGCTGCTACTGGCTTTGGTAATGGTACTCGTACTCAGACTCCAGCTAACACTGGTGCTAACTGGGTTAACAGCAACAGCTATTACTTTAACGCCGCTACTGGCCTTTCTGCTTATGCTGCTGATACTGTAACTTCAGGTGACAACTTCACTGACCTTGGTTTCCGTGAAGCTATCAAGCTGATGGACGACGCTGACGTACCTATGGAAGGTCGTTGTCTTGTAGTTCCACCCGCAGTACGTAAGTCTTTGATGGGCATTGAGCGTTATGTGTCTTCTGACTTTGTTGGTGGACGTGGTGTAGAGTCTGGCCTTATCGGTAACCTCTACGGCGTAGACATTTACGTCTCAAGCAACGCTCCAGTAATCGAAGCAGCAGGTCAAAACAGTGCTTCTTCTGATGATACTCGTGGTTGCTTGTTCTTCCACGCTGACGCTCTTGTTATGGCAGAGCAAATGGCTGTCCGGTCACAGACACAGTACAAGCAGGAATACCTGTCAACACTGTTCACTTCGGACACTCTGTACGGTGTTGAAGTATACCGTCCAGAAGCAGGCTTCATCCTCGCAGTTTGCGACGAGTAAGTCTACTAGGGGGTCAGCAATGGCCCCTTTTCCTACCTCCTTTTTCTTCTCTGCAATAGGACTTTCCAATGTCGAACTATTCTAAGACAACAGACTTTGAAGCTAAAGACTCGTTACCTACAGGCGACTCAGGAAAGATCATCCGTGGCGCTGAATTTGAAACTGAGTTTGATGCAATCTCTACAGCTATTGCAACCAAAGCTGACACAGCAGGGCCTACGTTTACCGGAACCCTGAC